ACGTCCTGCTGGTTATAAAGCAGTTTATCCTGTTTCAAAAGAAGAAGATCCAACTGGTCGTACTGTTAAATCAGCACCAGTAGAATTTGGAATGCGGTACCTTTTAGGACAACGCAGTCAATTGTTACCATATCAAGAATTTAAAAAAGAACGCCCTGATGTAGCACCATCAACATTCTCTCAGTATCGTCGTTATCAAACAATGAAACCTGAGGCTGGAGAACTCGTTAAAGTTGATCCAGAGAGCCAATCTTTTAGTGCTTTAGGTGGTGTCATTAGAGGTAGTGCTCGTGGTCTTAATGATCCTGAGCTTCGTATTAAAGGTTTACCAATTACTGCAAGTGCAGCGTTAGGTACTGCTGCTGGTGCTGCAACGGTTCGTGGCTTAGCTGATGCAATAAAACCTGCCACGATTGACCCCAAAGTTACTAAAGCAGCTCAAGATCTTATGTTTAAAAAACGTGATCTTGAGAATGAATTAAGGCGTACTACTTCCTCTGAATTTAAACAAGAAATTCAAAAAGAACTTGGTCGTACTGCTCAAGAATATGCTGAAACATTAAAGGGTATTCCGAAACCAAATGTAGCTCAAAAAGTTGGGCAAGCTTTAGGAGACTTTAAAGATCCAGCATTACTTGCAGCTGGCGCTGCTGCTGCATTAGGCACAGCTGCTGTTACCAGAAAGTTAATGCAAAAAGCACAAGAGCGTCGAATCAAAAAAGAAGACCCAGTAGAATATTTAAAGTATAAACATGGCGACTTCTCAAGTGCTGCACAAGCATTAGGCCAACCTGAAGCTCGCAGTTGGCAAGAACTTTCTCAATACGTCAATTAACAATGTCATCATATACAAGCCCTGGTTTTAATTTAGCAGATTCTTTTAACACTGGTTTTAATTTATCCAGTGCTTTTGTTGATCCTGATAAGTTTAAACCAGAAGTTGATTCTAATGATTTGTGGGGCCGTGTTGGTGATTACAGTGGCCTTTCATCTCAACCACAAGGTCAACTTAGGTCTTCTGCAAAAGAAGACGAGGATACAAGGAGGCAAGCAAAAATATTAGCGCGTGCATTTAAACAAAACCAATTTCAAGAACAAGGAAAACAAGGACCGGGTTACCAGTTTGTCCCGCAACAACAAACTGGTGGTGGCGGGAGCGTGTATCAAGTTGATCCATATACTACTGTTTACAATCCAACGCAACGCCAACCATTTACTGTTCAAGGCAGTAAATCTAGCGGACCATTTGGAAGCATTGGTCAAGCTATCGGGTTGGGTGGAACAGCGCTAGGAGTTTTTGGTCCTCTTGGTCCCGCTGTTGGATTAGTTGCAGGTCAAGCTGTTGATTCAATTGTTTAAAAGTTACTTCCTGTAAAATCTTAATTAAGAGGTATTAAATTAATGGCTGCTATTATTCCAATCCTGACTGGTGCGGGTGCACTGTTAGGCGGTATTAAAGGTTATCAAGAAGGTGGCCTTGGAGGTGTTATTCCTGGCGCACTAACTGGTGGCGCAGTTACAGGATTGGGTGCAGGTGCCACACGAATGGCCGGTTCAAAGTTACTTGGTAAAACAGCACTAGGAAAAATTGCACTCGATAAAGCTGCAAAAGGTAGTCCACTCAGTGATGTAGATCAAGCTGTATTAGCAGCTCCTGTTGCAGCTGCAACTGGTGTTGCAGGTTTAAGTGCATTAACTGGTGGTTTTGGAACTGCCGGCCCCTCTGGTCGTTTAGCTGGAGATATTGCAAAAGGCGCTTCTAATGTTGCTGGTGCTGGAATAGCTGCTAAAACTGCATTTCTTGATCCAGTAACAGGTGAAGTTAAATATGGCGCTCCTGCAGTACCCAGTAATTTAGTTTCTGCTCCAGGAACAGCAGAAATTCTTGATCCCACCAAATATCCTACCGGAAGCGTTTTACTTGAACGTTTATTTCAAAATAATGCTTTACGTGGCGTTCAACAGCAAACAGCTTATCAGCTTCCTATTATTGATGAAATTCAATGGCGCAATTTTGAACGTGAAGCTGCAGGTCGTAAACTTGCAACAGATCTTCAAACAGCACAAACTATGATGCTCCAAGGTCAACTTGGCGCACAAGCAATGGGACGCCAAAGCCTTGCTGATATTGGTGCTGCTGCACGTAGCCAGTATCGCTATATGTAATTATGAGCACAATTTCACCACACGCGAACTTAAAGCGTTTTCAATTAAACGGTTTTAAGCCAGAGGATGCATTTGTTAATGCTCCCCAAATTGATCTTGTTAACTTTGCGGATTATCAGAACCTGGCATCAGCCATTCCATTCAAGATGGAAGGCACTGACATGGTAACAGGTAAGCGAGATGTTGATATTAAATCAGCATTTGCACCAGTTACTCAAGGTGGTTTTGATCAGTTCCCAACAACCCCTAGTGGCATCTATGGTGACAAATCAGCAAGTCCCATTGATGAAATTCAAGCAAAATATCGAATTTTAGATAAAATGCAGCAGGATCTCCTTGATCGTACTATGCAAGGATATTATATGCAGCAACAAGCTGATCTTGCAGCTTTACCTCAGTACGCACAAACTGTTCAAGATGTTGCAGAAAAAACTAAGAAACTTGATTATGCATTAGGATTACAAGCTGATATTGAAAGTCCTACTAAACAACAAGAGCGTTTATATCGCGCTCAGCTTGGTGGCGCATCAGAACAACAGGCCATGGCCATGGCAGCTAATGCAGCAGCAAACTTAAAAGGTGCTTTTGCTGGCCGTAACGTTAGAATTGGTTGATCTAAAATTAAACCACAGCTAAGAAGCAAACATGAGTAGCGGTTCTGGACCTAAAACAACTTACATTCCTGCACCTCCGCCACCAGTTTCTGCAGCTGTAGATTCTAGCGCATTTGGAAATCAAATTAAATTAACACAGATTGCAAATGAACAGCAGATATTTGCAATGCAAAAAGGTGCAGAGTTAGATCGTGTTAATGAGCGATTTTTTGCCGGACAGGATCTTCGTAGGATTCGCGGTCAAGCTACTCAAGAAAGAGAAACTATTGCTAAGTCAGCACAAGAACAACGCGACACTCTTGCTGCTACTGGTATCCAAGATCGACTTAATATTGCAGCAAAAGCTGCAGAAGATCGTAATACCGTTATTGAAACAGGTCTTCAGCAGCGTAAAGCAATTGAGGCTTCTGGTATTCAACAACGGAATACTCAAGCTCAACTGCTTGCTGGACAAGAACGACAGATTGGTTTAACAGGCAGAGAACAACGTGCTACACAATCTCAATTACTTGCTGGACAAGAACGACAGATTGGATTAACAGGTAGAGAACAACGAGCAACTGTTGCTGCAACCGGACAAGAACAACGTGCTACGCAAGCTCAATTACTTGCTGGACAAGAACGTCAGATTGGACTTACTGGTGCAGAACAACGTAGAACCCTTGAAACCTCTGGCCTACAAGAGCGTCTTGGAATTGCAGCTACAGGACAAGAACAACGTGCCACCCAATCCCAGCTACTTGCTGGACAAGAACGTCAGATTGGATTAACAGGTAGAGAGCAACGTGCAACTGTTGCTGCAACCGGACAAGAACAACGTGCTACACAAGCTCAACTGCTTGCAGGCCAAGAACGACAGATTGGACTTACTGGTGCAGAACAACGTAGAACTCTTGAAACGTCCGGAGGTCAAGAGCGACAAATTGGTTTGACAGGTAGTGAGCAACGTAGAACCCTTGAAACCTCTGGCCTACAAGAACGTCTTGGGATTGCGGCAACTGGACAAGAACAACGTGCCACCCAATCCCAGCTACTTGCTGGACAAGAACGTCAGATTGGATTAACTGGTGCAGAACAACGATTAACTCAAGGACAGCTTCTTGCTGGACAAGAACGGCAGATTGGTTTAACTGGGGAGCAACAACGATTAATTCAAGGACAGTTACTTGCTGGTCAAGAACGTCAGATTGGACTTTCTGGCGCAGAACAACGCAAAGCAATTGAAACAACAGGTGCTCAGCAACGTGCAATTCAATCTCAGTTGTTAGCAGGACAGGAAAGACAAATTGGTTTAACAGGTCAGGAACAACGTGCGACCCAAGGACAGCTGCTTGCTGGACAGGAAAGGCAAATTGGTTTGTCCGGTGAACAGCAAAGGATAACAAACTTACAGCAAGAGATGTTCAGACGTTATCGAGAACAGTTAGATTATCAGCAGTCTCGCCAAGCATACCGTTCATGACCGAATGGATCGAAACACTTACTGATAAAGAAAGGGAAGCGTATTTTACCTTTTGCAATCAAACCAATTCTTTCATTCAAATGTATCTTTATGCCAGGTTTCTTGGCTATGAAGGTACAATTGTTGAATGCAGTGATTGGGCGTCTGCTGAATTTAAAAAACGTAATCTCAATCTAATACTTGAATCGGAAATTGATGCAATGCAGCAAGATATTTCAAAGCTTCGAGATGGTATTGATCTTGGTGTTGTAAAACAAGATATGGGTGCAGCTCGTATTGCAATGCTTCAAAAGGAATTGCGTGGAGCAATTAAACAAATTAATGATGAGAAATATCTTTCTGACAAACAGGGTTTAATCCTTGCTGGTGCTGACCGTGCCCTTAGAGAAATTCTTTTAATCTTTAAAGATGATCCAATTGAGCAACCCTTGCAAGAAGCAACAATGGGTGTATGGACTAAGATCCTCTCAGAAGAATCTTAAGATTTAGTAGGTTAATCTTAAGTCATGGCAAATACATCTCTTTACAGCGTCTACAGGCGCACGGCTCGTGCTGCAGCAAAACAACAAGTAGTTAAAAAAACATCTGATATTGATATTGAAAAAGCAAGAACAGATTTTGGTTATTTTTGTGATGTTGTAGGAGATAAGCCACCAGCCAAGCACATGATGTTATGGCACGAACATTTGCATACACATGAAGATAGTGAATGTCTTGTAAATATTGCGGGACCAAATGTTGATATTCTTGCACCAAGGGGTAGTGCAAAGTCTACAGTTTTAGGTTTGTTCACTGCATGGGCAATTGGTATTCATGCTATGCATCGGAAACCGCTGAAGATTCTTTATATTTCTTATACTGTAGATGTTGCGCGTCCTAAAAGTGCTGCTATCAAAAGGATTATTGAAGAAAGCAAAGCATATCGAGAAATTTTCCCGATGGTAAAAATTGCCAAAGGAATTAACTCTAATGAATACTGGAGTATTGATTGGAAATTTGCTGGCATTCGATCTACTGGTGAAGAAGAATTTACACTATGTTGTGCAGGTCTTAAAGGTGCTGTGACCTCTAAACGTTCACATCTTTGTATTATTGATGACGCAATTAAGTCAGCCGATGATATTAAAAATAAAGACATTCGTGCAGCAATGGAAGATAACTGGAACTCAGTTATTGTTCCCACGATGTTTGAAGGTGGACGTGCTATCTGCCTTGGCACCAGATTCCGGCATGATGATATTCATCAAACAACATTTACGCCCAACAATGATTGGATTCAAATTGTTCAATCAGCAATCACAATTGATCAAGATGGCGAAGAAACCTCCTATTGGCCTGAGATGTGGTCACTTGACTACTTAAGGGATAGACGTAAACAAGCACCAATTAGTTTTAGCTTTCAGTATCAAAATAAAATTGTGCAGACCAGTGAGATGTCGTTGTCTCCTGATCTCATTATTAAAGGTCAGATACCAACTGAATTTGATTCCCTTGGTGTTGGTGTTGATCTTTCTGCTGGCGTTAAAGAGCGAAACGACTATACCGTTTTTGTTATGGGTGGTCGTATTAAAGATAAGCTTTATATCATTGATTCTAAACGAATTAGGGTCATGGGAAACATCGAAAAATTAGAGTCCCTAATGGAGATGATGTATGAGTGGGGGGTAATACATAAAGACGGAGACCAATATTACCCCACTGGTAGTAACATTGATATTTGGTCGGAAGCTGTTGCTTACCAAGCATCTTTAGAAGCTGATTTCAAACGCATTTGTTTAGAAGAACATGGACTGCATAATTTAATTTGGCATCCAGTTAAAGGTTTCCGTGGCGATAAAGTAGCGCGCTTTAGGGGTATCATGGGATTATTTGAACGTCATAAAATTACTTTTAATAAATACCGCAAGTTTCAAGCATTAACAGATGAGATTATAAACTTTGGAGTAAGTTCACATGACGATTGTGTTGACGCTCTCGTCTGGCTTTGTAATGGCCTAATGACTAGAGGTAAATTAGAAGTTGAATTTTAATACTTGACAGATTTAGGTTTATTCAATATAGAGTATTGACGAATTAGACTATCTACATTACTTACTGATGTCTTCCAACTTTTTTTACGAAGGAATTGAACTTGAGCAAGATGCTTACGGTTCAGCTGTGATCAACCTGCCAGATGAACTCTGTCACGATCTTGGACTTCAACCTGGCGAACGGTTTGAAGTTGAAGCAGATGACGAGTCTTTAGTCTTCAAGCGTGTTGCACCTGGCTATGAAGTTGAGGCATAATAGAACAAAAGAAGCTAGTTCATGAGCGAATCAAAAACAGTATTTGATAACATGCTCCGTTCTGTGGTCAACCGTGACCCCAGTGGCGGTGCAGATACAATGCTGATGAGCGCCCATCTAAGTCAGATGCGGATGTTTGGCATTCGTCAAGGCGTTGAATTTTATCCAGAACAAGACAACTTTGGTACTCAACGTTTTGATTTTGTTCAGCAAGTTATTAAATTTAATAAACTTGATGCACGTTTAGATTCGATCTGGGATAAGTTTCTTGCTTATGGCAAAGGACTGTTTTACATTCGCCCAACCGAAAAGACATATCGATTGTATTGGTTTGATAAAGATTCTTATCGAACCTACTATTCACCAGAAGGTGATTTAGAAGAAGTCATTATTATTTATCCTTATAAAGTCAAAGCAAATCGTGGCTTCACTGGTGTTGGCCTTAGCACTGACAAGCGTTATATGCGTTTACGCATTACTGCTGAAAGCATCGAAGAGATGCACAGCGAACAAGAATTGAGCTTTGATACACCTCAAGAGTTTACAGCATCTCAAAAGAAAACATTAACAAATACTCTTCAGTTTATTCCTTGTGTCGAGGTATTTAATAATCCTGATGCATTTGGTACCGATGGTAATGGTGAATTTGATTGGTTAGCAAATCAAATTGTTGCCCACGATGAAATGGTAAAAAACATCAGGGCAAACCTTTCTTTCTTTGGCAACCCAACATTACTTTCTTCCAGGCCCAAGCAAGATATTGTTGAATCAAATAATACAGAAGTACCTCAACGTCCCAGTATTTCTAGTCAGTCTGGTTTTACTTCCGACCTTAGCATCCTTCAATCAACTTATAAACAGGATCCTATTACTCGTAACCCTGCAGGTTACATTGGTAGCCCTGGTGGCGGGATGCGCGTACCACGTGTAATTGCAAATCTGGAACCAACTGATCGTGTTGGTTTCATTACTCCTAATGCAATTAGCACCGATCAAGCGCGTTATGCAGAACAATTACGTTCTGAAATTAGGCTTGCTCTTGGTGGTATTGATGACCTTTCTATTACTAACGTAACTGCAACTGAAATTAAATCTGCTTATGGTCGCGTTAGTGCTACTGCTAAAAAGAAGTGTTTACAACTTTATAACTATGGTATTTGTAAATGCTTTGAGTTAATGATTTTCCAGGAAGAACAAGTCTTCCGTCGTACATTAGCTCAAGCATCTAACATTAAATATCCAGAGTTTCCTCAGGATCAATCAGAAGAATCAATTGCTAAGTATGAAAAACAAAAAGCAACATACGAGAAGAAATTGCAGAAAGCAATTGACACTGCAATTGAAACAAAAGAAATAGTCGATTTGATGAGGAATCTCAATAAAGAGGGGATTGTTATTGTTATTATTGAGCACGATATGAGTGTCATTATGAATTTATGTGATAAAATTGTTGTTTTTAATGATGGAAATGTTATCTCCGAAGGCGCACCAGGAGAAGTTAAAAAAGATCCTAAAGTTATTAGGCCAAATTTTCCTAAAAAGGGAGTATAATATAAAAACAATGAAAAATTATTTTTCAG